ATAAGTAAGAAAGGTTTTAATATGCCTGTAGCAAATGACACTGAAGGCAGTTCTTTTGCACCAATAGCGGACAAAAAAGTTAAAGAACCTATGGATGTTGAGAATTTTTTAGATAAAATGCAAAGAAATATGAATAATTTGCCACCAAGAATGGAAGTTAACCCTAAATTAGATATAAATTTAGATACTAGACCTGTAATGCCACAGATTAAGCCAGGTATAATGAAAGAACCTACAGAAAGAATGGTGGAAAAAGAAAACGAAGATGTATTTATCGGCTAGAGAAATACCTTTTAAAGAATTAATGGAGATTATAAATGCAAAACATGGATTCTTCTATAACGAAAACTCAAAAAAGAAACTTAACAGAAATGCAAGAAAAGTTTCTAGACGTATTGTTCGGAGAAGCACAAGGAAATCCACGAGAGGCAGCTAGGATTGCTGGATATTCAGAACATAGCTACCCTAAAGTTATTCGTAATCTCAAAAAAGAAATAACAGAATTGGCAGAAACACACTTATCTACACATTCTGCAAAAGCAGCTACTCGGTTAACGAACCTACTAGACGAAGACGGCACCACACCACAAGCAAGTATTCGTCTAGCAGCTGCGAACTCAGTGTTAGATAGAGTAGGAATAACAAAGAAGGATCAGTTAGATATAAATATGAAATCATTGCATGGAATATTTATATTACCACCAAAAAATGGAATCAATAAAGATAAAAAAGAGAGCTAGGATAGTTCCATTTGGTTTTAAACAATCACAAGATCCTAACTATTTAGAACCTGTCAAAGAAGAATTAGATGCTCTTAATCAAGCAAGAGAATATTCAAAGACTTGTTCATTAAGAGAGACAGCATCTTGGCTACATAGAAAAACAGGAAGATACATATCACATGTCGGACTTAAAAAAAGACTTGAACGAAATAGCACCACCGAAACCAAAGAAGATAGTTCAACAGAAAGCCAAGAAGTCAGTCAAACAGATTCTAGCTCGCACTCGTAAGAAAGTTGCAAAGGCAGAACAAACTCTACGTTCTGCTAAGATGTCAGCAGAAAATACAAAAAAGAAACTGTTAACTATTGATAAAGCATTAACAGGAAAAGACACACAACTACTTACAGAGGATATAATCGAGAGTGCTCCTAAAACAGTTCAAGAGCACATACATCAGCAAGAAGTAATCTTTAAACCTAACTCAGGTCCACAGACAGAATTTCTTGCATCTTCTGAAAGAGAAGTATTTTATGGTGGAGCAAGAGGCGGTGGCAAATCCTATGCGATGCTAGTTGATCCGCTTCGTTATTGCTTAAAGGCTAATCACCGAGCACTCTTAGTAAGGAGGACAATGCCTGAGTTAAGAGACTTAATTCAAAAGTCTCAGCTACTATACTCAAAAGCATTTCCTGGTGCAAAATGGAGAGAACAAGAAAAAGAGTGGCGATTCCCTTCGGGAGCAAAGATAGAATTTGGTTACGCAGAAAACATGACAGATGCGTTAAGATACCAAGGTCAATCGTATACATGGATAGGAATAGACGAACTTCCACAATATCCTTCGCCAGATATATATAATTTTTTAAGATCTTCTTTAAGATCCGTTGATAAAGAAATACCTGTTTACATGAGAGCTACAGGTAACCCAGGCAACGTAGGTTCACAATGGGTACGAGAAATGTTCGTAGAACCAGCTGAACCAAATACTGCGTTTGATGTAGGGATAGATACGCCTAATGGTAAAAAATATATTACCAGAAGATTTATTCCAGCTAAGTTACAAGATAATCCTTATCTAATGCAAACAGATGATTATTATATTATGCTTGCATCTTTACCTGAAGTACAACGTAAACAATTTTTAGATGGAGATTGGGATGCATATGAAGACTCAGCTTTTCCAGAATTTAGTAAAGCAACCCATGTGGTTGAACCTTTTGAAGTACCTAGAGGGTGGTATAAATTTCGTGCTGCTGACTGGGGTTATTCTTCTCCTGCTTGTGTATTATGGTTTGCTGTCGATTATAATAATAATCTGTGGATTTATAGAGAGCTTTATACCAAAAAAATTACAGCAGATTATTTTGCGAGACAAGTAATAAGTATGGAGCAAGGAGAGCATATTCATTATGGTGTATTAGATGTTAGCACTTGGGCAAAGAGAGGTGATGTAGGTCCTAGTATTGCAGAGACAATGATACAGAATGGATGTAGATGGAGACCATCAGATAGATCACCTAAAAGTAGAATTAATGGTAAACTTGAAGTTCACAAAAGATTTAAAGTTATTGATAATGAACCAGGTATAAGAATATTTGCTAATTGTAAAAACTTAATTAGAACTTTAAGTACATTACCAACTGACGATAAAAACCCTGAAGACGTAGATACAAATGCAGAAGATCATGCTTATGATGCATTAAGATATGGATGTATGAGTAGACCAACACATCCTAAATTTGCAAATAGATTTAACGCAAGATTTCAAAGTTCGTTTGAAGTATCTGATAATAAATTTGGGTATTAGGTGTCAAAAAAAATAAAAATACAAGAAACAAATAAAAAGAATTTTCCTTATACATTAAACTTAGTGTATTGGGAGGATATTGTTGGAGAAGCTAACTGGGCTGATATAGTTGATATTAAAAAAGCTAAGACAGCAGTATGTTGTAGTGTTGGTTGGATTGTAAAAGAAGATTCTAAATCTACAATCGTAATGGCTGATTATAGTTTTGAAGACAATGGAGAAATAAAACAAGGTGGTAATTATACTACTATCCCAACAAAAAATATATTAAAAGTTAAGAGAATAAAAATATAATAGGAGAACACGATGGAAGCTAAATTCGATCCAAAAGCTAAAGTTAAACAAGGTCAGTTAAGTGATGCACCTGAAGGCAAACAGCCTAACAGGGAACATACTAATATTGATTTTTCTAAACATACGCATAGAAAACAAGAACCGTTTGAGTACGATGTAACTGTACCAAGTGAAGCAGGTTCTAAACATGTAGATGATGCTGTATTTAAAATGGCTGATGAAAAGGATTACTAATGGATCAAAACGGATTAGGAAATAATAAAAATACTATACCTGATATTTATGCAGGAGCTAATGATAAGCCTAAGAAAAAAAGTGCTAAAGAAATATTAGATGAAGATCTAAAAAAAGCAGCAGAAAAAAAAGATAAAGAATTATTAAAAACAGAAAAAACTAAAACTTTAAAAGACGATCTTAAAGTTGGAATGAAATATAGAGCAAACCAACTTAAATCACTTAGTAAGTTTGCTTTCCAAAAAGGAAAAGAAAAACTTTATGGACAAATAGATTTACTAAAAAAGAAAATAGACTAGGAGGATAATAACATGATGAAAAGATACATGCATGGAGAACTTGCACCTGATGCACCTAAAAGACCAAATGATCCACTACAAATAGACCCTAATTCAAAAGTAAATCAGGGAGCTACAAGTGGTGATGGTAATGATAAAAAAGGTAAATCAAAATCAAAAGTAGATCCAGCAATTTTTAGAATGGCTGAAGAAAGAGATTACTAATTTAAATGTACGAAGAAGAAAATAAAACAGCTGCAGAAGTCAGCGAGTCTAAACCTATTGTTGGTCACATACGAGAAAAGTTCTATCAATCAGAAAACTCTAGATTGTATGATGAAAAAAGATGGTTAAAAGCTTATAGAAACTATAGAGGACTATATGGTCCAGAAATGGTTTTTAGATCAAATGAGAAGTCAAGAGTATTTGTTAAGATAACAAAGACTAAAGTTCTTGCTGCATTTGGTCAGTTGATAGAAGTATTATTTTCTAGTGGTAAATTTCCATTAGGTATTAGCCCAACTCAAGTACCAGAAGAAATACCTGAGTATGCACATATAAAACCTAAACAGCCTGAAGCACCACAACAACAAATGCAAGACCCGTATGGGTTTAAAGGTGATGGTAGAGAAGTACCACCAGGTGCAACAGCTGATATGCTAATGAAAAATTTAGCACAAGAGTTTGAGAATGTAGGATTTGATGAAGGTCCTGCAAATATGGGAGAACCACAAATACAACCAGCAGAGATAGCAGCTAAACACTTAGAAAAATTATTACATGATCAACTAGAAGAATCTAGTGCAATGACAATTTTAAGACATGTATTTTTTGAAATGTGCTTATTAGGAACTGGAATATTAAAAGGTCCATTTAGTTTTGATCATACTTATCATGCATTTGATACTCAAGAAGATGAAGAAGGTAATACAATTAATCTTCATGTTAAAAAAGTTAAAACAGTTCCAAAAGTAGAAGCAGTATCATGTTGGGATTTTTATGCAGATCCAAATGCAACAAGCATAAATGATTGTGATTATGTAATACAAAGACATTCATTAAATAGACAACAATTTTCTGATTTAAGAAAAATGCCTTACTTTGATGATACAGCTATTGATATGTGTTTAGAAGAAGGACCTAATTATCAAGTTAGAGGATATGAATCTTCTTTATACAATAGAGAAACTGTAGAAACTATTTATAAAAATAGATTTGAAGTATTAGAATATTGGGGTGTTGTTTCAAAAGAAATGGCAGAAGAATGTGGTATTGAAAGTGATAAAAGTGTAATTAGTGTTAATGCATGGATATGTGGTGGTAAGGTATTAAGAATGGTAGAGAATCCATTCGAACCTACTAGATTACCTTTTATGGTATGTCCATATGAATTAAATCCATATCAGTTTTTTGGAGTAGGTGTTCCAGAAAATATGGAAGACTCACAGCAAATTATGAATGGTCATGCAAGAATGGCTATTGATAATTTAGCATTGTCGGGTAACTTAGTATTTGATGTTGATGAAACACAATTAGTTCCTGGACAAGATATGAAAATTTTTCCTGGTAAGATATTTAGAAGACAAAGTGGACAACCAGGAACATCTATAAATGCAATTAAATTTCCAAACAGCACTCAAGAAAATATGATGATGTTTGATAGATTTAGACAATTAGCAGATGAAGCAACTGGTATACCATCATACTCACATGGTGCAACTGGTGTTCAATCAACAACTAGAACTGCAGCAGGTATGTCAATGTTAATGGGAGCTGCAGCTTTAAGTATAAAAACTGTTATTAAGAATGTAGATGATTATTTATTAAAACCCTTAGGTGAAAGCTTGTTTCATTGGAATATGCAATTTAATGCAGACATTCCAGTTATCAAAGGTGATCTTGAAATAAAAGCAAGAGGCACATCTTCATTAATGCAAAAAGAAGTTAGATCACAAAGACTTATGACATTTATGCAAACAGCAGCTAACCCAGCGTTAGCACCTTTTGTAAGATGGCATACATGTTTAAAAGAAATAGCAAAAGCATTAGATATTGATCCTGATCAACTAATTAATGATCCAGAGAAAGCAGCTATCTATGCACAAATAATGGGAATGGCAAATGGAAATCAAGGAAACTAGTTAATGGCAGTACAATTTAGTTTATCTTATGACGATAATGGTGATCCAGTATTAACAGAAAATACTGTATCAGGTGTTAGGAAAGTTGTAAGTTATGCACCAGTGGTAAGTAAATATAAACCAAGATTTACTAGTATGAAAGAAGAATCAGATGAAGTAGAAAGTGACACATTTAAACAAGTTAAAAAAATTAATGAAAATCGTTTAAATGAATTTATAAATGAAATGGAAAGTAATGCAGCAGAAGATTCAAATTTATCATTTATAAAAAAACAAGATTTAGAAAGATATACACCGACTGCTATAAAAAGAGCTGCTACTGGAAGTGCAGAAATGGCTAAAGCTATATTTAGTGCTATTACTAATGTTCCTATTGGTATAGCTAATACAGTAGTTAAAGCATTAGATGCAATTTTACCTGATGAAGATCCTGAAGTTAAAGCAATGAAACAATATTATGCTAGTGATGAAACATCTCAATTAGTAGAGAGTATACCAGGTATGTCAAATATTAATTTAGTATCTGGTGGATTATTTGGAAGTGAGCTTAATGTTGGTTATGGAAGAGCTGCACAAAAAAGAATTGATAGGATTAATAAAACATTAGCAAGAATGACTCCAGCACAACTAGCTAAAACAACTTTAATTCAAAGAAAAGAAGATTTACAAAATTTAATTGATAAAGAAAACAAAGCAAGAGAAAGAATAGA